TTATATTACTTTTAACCCAAATTCAATATTTTCTATCTCTTTTGCTTTCTCATCATCAGTCACATGGACGTATAAATTCATCGTAATTCCTATATTTGAATGACCTAAAATCATTTGTAATGTCTTTGGTCTCATTCCTGATTCGATACATCTTGTGGCGAAAGTATGTCTCAAAACGTGCATGGAAAACCTAGGGATCCCCGCCTTATCACAATAATAAAAAAGTTTCGTGTCATATGCACTATTTTTAGTTGGCGTTCCTTTTTTACACAAAAAAACTGTATCAGAGAACTCTATCGGTATTATTTTTATCTTTTTCAACTTTTCTTTTTGATTTTTAAGAATATTTATCGCTTCATGTGTAAGAGGAATATCGCGAACGCTATTTTTTGTTTTCGGTTCTCCGATACGCCATTCCCTGTAACAATGTCGATATTCCATTGTTCTTCTAATATGCAAAATTTTGTTCTTGAAATCGATATCTGACCATCTCAATCCTATCAATTCTCCTACTCTAAGTCCGGTCTGCAAGACAAAAGCATATTGATTATAATTACTACTATCTTTAACTGTTTCTAAAAACAACCTCTGTTCATCAATCGTCAGAGCTCGCTTTTCCTTTGGTTTTCTGCCGCTTGTGCATTTAACACTCTTTGTTACTGGGTTTTTAGTAATCAGTTCATTTTCTAAAGCGCTGTCAAACATCATCCACATAACAAGCCGACTATGTTCGATAACAGAATTTGCATATTTTTCTGACATATTATTAAGAACATTTTGGCAATGTAAAGGCTTTATATCCTTTAAAAGCATATCACCTATATGCTGTTTTATATTCTTTTCATATCTCTCGTTATAGTTTCTCCTTGTGTTATACCGTATATTATCGCCCTTTACGTTATCAATCCAATACCGATACCATGCTTCTACTGTCGGATCGTCTCCGTTAAGAACATTTCCATGTTCATCGTCGAACTGTGCGTCCGCCATCCATTTTCTGCACTCTTGCAACTTAAAAAACTCTCTTTTTATTCGTTTACCATTTCGTTTAGTAAATCTCGCCACATATTTGCCATTTTTTATCTGACAAATTCCAACGCCTAACTCCTTTCCTTTCAGATCTTTTCCCATAAAATAGCTCCTTTCTAAAGAAAAAAGCCTTAATACAGTAATTCATATATTACCACATAAGGCTTTATAAGTCTATATTTCTATTTGATTGCCAATGTATTTTTCAAACTCTTTTCTTCTTATCAACCTTTTTCTTCCTATATATATAACAAATGGACATTTTGGCGAGTTTGATATCTCCCTTAATTTATTTACTCCTATGTTGCTATATTCAGCAGCTTCTTCTAGCGTTAAATTCATCTTCTCCCAAATTGGAACTCTGTTTTTCATATTCAAATCGCTTCCTTCTACTTTTTCTTTAATTACTGATATTTTTCTTCCTACCGTTGCAATAGAACACCTTATGTATGAGGAAATTTCCTCATAACTTTTTTCTTTTACCAAGCAATCTAAAATTTTCAATTCTTCATCTGTAAAGTTGCATATATTTTTTAATTCTTCAAGTTCTGGCTTAGTCAATGAGGATAAGTATTTTCCTAATCTCATAAGCCATTATTCCTTTCTTCTAAATTGATATATTTTTTCGTTTAAGCCAAGATTCTGCTGTTTCTCTTCGCATCTGCTCTCCCTGCTCCCGGATCAGCACCGCAGCCTGATATGGCTTGTGATTCATCTGACGCTTTGCCGTCGCGGATGGATCATGCTCTGCCATCTGCTCAATTCCGCGTTGCCGGATGCTCTCTGCCTGCTTCCGGCGCTGTGCTTCGTTTGTTTTGGCCTTTCTCAGCATTTCTTTTCCTCCTTGTATGGTTCTGGAAGAGGTTGCCATGCAATAACATTATGCTTATTTGTATACCATCTTTCTCCCTCTTGTTTTCTAGTCCACCATTCTTTTTCGCGATTATTATACACTCCCATACATACTTCTCCATCTTCAAGAGTAACCAGTTGCATATCATAGATTCCTTTATGATTATCTTCCGGTAACCGCCCTTGTACCGGAATCCAACCGTTATCATCACAAGATACCTTTGCTTCTCCGTAAAACTCAAAGTAATCATTAAGCCATTTAACAACATAATCCAATTTGAAAGAACTATACCCTATGGTGTATTCATCTTCACCGACTTTTTTAAACTTAATATGATAATATGGTTTTCCATCAATTTGTCTGGTTATTATCTCTGCGCTTGTTACTTTCTCTTTTTCAACTTTTTCCATTTCAGAAATAGTTTCATCCATGTGTGAACGGATAAACTCTGTTGCTTCTTCAATTCCTTGTACAATATATGTACATTTATCCTCTTTGTTTCTTCTTTGATACTCAACGATATCGTCAAGATCGCATTCGTATACATCTTTTGTATATTGCGTTACCTCTTCCAAAATCTTCTCTAATATTTCCATATAGTTCATCTCCTAAGTATAATTCACATTCTATTTTTTATATAATCTTCAACATCACGTTTTTCATTTTCCTTTCACCCTTTTCTTTCTCTTTCGTTTTGAACCGGCATACATAAAAGCTGCCATATTACCAGTCTTGTATCCTATCGACTGTTTCCTTGGACTTCCATTGAAACTATGCTTTATTGATTTTGCCATTCATATTCACCTCCATCAACTTACTTTCTAGTGAATCCATGTCGTACTTCCTACGCTCGAAATTATTATAATTTCTTACATTCTTTTCATTCTTTCTTTCTTGTTTGTGTGCTTTTGATGTTCCTTTGTTGTTCTTTTGTTGTTCTTTTGATGTTCCCTGATATTGATAAACATCATAATTCACAATGGTTATTGCTGTTCTTTTGTTGTTCGCACTTCGGACAATCATGGAGTCACTTTCCAGAAACTTCAAGAACAACTGAACCTTTTTTCTGCCCCATCCCCATCTGTCCATCAATTTCAATTCTGATGTGATAAAACTACCACGTTTAACTTCTTCCACCTTATTCCCGACCATGCATTTATTGTCTGAATGATTCGCCAGTAGAATAAGGTCTATCCACGCCTGCCCTTTTGAAAATGGCTTATCACTCCATATTTCGTGATACAAAATGTCTCTATGTATTTTTATCCAGCCGCTCATTTCAGAGGTACTCCGTTATCATAAAATTACCGTTTTATATAACCTATCCTTTCTCAATCTCTGATTTTATGTGCAAATCCATTGAATGTACCAGCTTCACTGTATTTCCATGTGAGGCATGATTCTTCCACGAACCGTACTTATTTTGAAATTCTTTCTCACTTATTTTCCTTGCTTTTAACAATCGCAACATATTTCTGACTTTCTTCTTCGCTCTACGTTTATTTTCGGAATTCAACCGTCGAATATATTTTCCATCTTTCGTCATATAATGATGAAACCCAAGATACCGAATACCATTTTTGAACGGACAAATTTGTGTTTTCCCATTCAGTGATAATCCTAAACTTGAAACCATTTCTTCTATATAAAGAAGGCAGTATTTCAAATATGATTTATCGTAGTGTATCAAATAGAAATCATCCATATATCGACCGTAATATCTGATTCCAAGCTCTCCAGTTATCATATGATCAATGCAGTCCAACATCATTAAGGCATATACTTGTGCAACTTGATTTCCTAGTGGAAGTCCAAAACCGTTCGTGCTATCAATAAACAAGTGGTTCAACCATGTTGTATAACTATTCGGAAAATAGTAATCCACAATATCTTTCAAGACCTCATGGTTGATACTGTAAAAGAATTTTGCAATGTCGCATTTCAAAATCCAACCATCTATTCTATGTTCTCTATAGAATGCCAGCATTTGTTCTTTCAACTTATCCATACCGAATAACGTACCTTTACCAACTTGCCCGGCAGAATTAGTTTCAATGAACACATTTTGCAATCGTGGATGCAAGATATTATCACACAAACAATGCTGAACAACCTTATCTTTGAATGAGCAGGACATTATCACTCGCTCTTTTGGCTCATAAATCTTAAACTGACTGTACTTTCCAATCTGATACGTCTGGTTTTCTAATTGTTCTTTCAGCAGATGAATTCCCTCAAGACTCATATTTTGAAATCTTGCACAACTTCCATTATGACTTTTACCAAGTTTCGCTTTTTTATAAGCGCGGTACAGATTTTCAAAATTCGTAATAATGTCCTTGTCCATTTCATAAACTCCTTTGTATTTACCCATTTGGGGAAGGTCATACATCTTTTTGTATCTCTTTCTCTGGTTTCAGCTTGCTGCCTACTCCGACTGTCTGTAATACAGAATGGGCGAACACCGTTGCTGTTATTGTAGTTCCTGTTGTTGATGTCGCCAACCGGCGAAACAACGGTTTAACGATATATAACCTATGATTTTACTATCTTCCTCTATCTTTCTTCCTCCAAGCGATCGTCATGTGTTTAATATCTTTTACCATTTTCGACCAATATTCCATGCTTTTTGTATTGATGATGTTTAGTTTCATAGATAATTCGATATAAAACAACATCTCATCGCAATATGTAATCGCTTTGGTCTGCAATTCCAGACGTTCACGTTTATATTCTCTTATGTCAGTCCGGTTTGCTTCCATCAACGATTCGTAGATACAAAGACATTTATTTTGCATTTTATCTACAAGTGAAAACCGATATTTTTTTGGATAACGGTTACAGTTCGATGTCAGTCTCAATGTATGCTCGGAAAGTTCCATTGCTTTTAAAATTACCTGCAACTCTGTTTCTGCCATTTACTCATCCTCTGATTCAAAGAGCGTAGATGAAAAGATACAAACTGGGCGAACACCGCTGCCGTTATAGTAGATCCCGAAGCCGATGCCGCCAACCGGCGAAACAACGGAAACATAACTTGAATCCTCGTTACATTTTGTGCTATACGGTGAAAGCATCCACCACCATTCATCAAAATTTGGAATCAGACTTCGATACGTTCTGTATTCATCAATCGAAATCAATGAAACAAAATCTTTGCAAGCTCCGTACTCTGTTTGACCATCAAGAGACAACAGATTGCGTTCAAACTCAATCACATTCTCTTCACCAATTTCTTCACAGATTTTTTTATATATTTCTGTATTGAGATAATTTCTTAAATTACTTGATGTCCATTTGTTGCATTCTGAATCAAATGTTTTATCTCCTAGAGATTCCATACAAATGCATAGCATGTCATTTTCATTCGAATCCAGAATCTTCCATTTCTTCCCAATTAATTCAAAGGTATCTCCGATTTTTAATCCTGCGAGCTTTTCCGCTTCTAATTTTGCTTTTAACTTTTTTAATTCATTTAAACCGTCGTCTAACTTCCGTTCCAGTTCATTTAATTTTTGCTCAAGTTTATTTCTCATCGAATTTTCCTCCCAAAGATACAAAGATATTAGATTTAAGATACAAAACTGGGCGAACACCGCCGCAGTCATCGAAGTCCCAGTTGCGGACGCCGCCAACCGGCGAAACAACGGCGATTGGATATTTCCATCTATCATTGCTTGTCCACGGAGTCATTGTCCACCAATAATCATCCAAATCTTTATTCACGATCAACGGATTGTATTTTCTAACTTCATCAAATGTCAGTAACCGGATTCTTCCAGTCACATCTTCATAAATATTCTGATTATCAACTGTTGTTAATTTCACAGTCTGTGAAAGAACATTGTCTTTTCCAACAGTTGCTTCAATCTTCGGAAGAATATCTTCATACAACACACGCTGCACATTAGAACCATTGAAATCAGTGTTATCACCAAATTTCACATTTTCTTCCATGAAACCCTTTGAAATAATCAATGTTCCGCCATCATCATGGTCTAACACCACAAATTCATCTTCCCCAAGGTCAATCACACAGCCCGGAGAAACTGTGGAAAGTTCAACTTTATCCGATATTTCCTTTTCTTCCAACATTGCTACTAACTCTTTTGCTTTTTCTAAAATCTTGTTCATGTTACACATTTAATTTCCCTCCATACATTTTTCTGTGTTTAACAGTTCTTTAAATTTCTCAAACTGTCGCTGTGAAATCTTATTATTCTTCTTATCATCTCTAATTTCGATTTTAAGGTGCTTTTCTGCTATAGACGATAATTCTCTAGCCAGATTGATTCTGCCTTGTTTTAGACCATCTCTGTACCCTTTCTGTGGTCGGTAATCTGCAATCTGCGACTTTCCCTCGCCCTGGCTACCACTTGTCTTATTCCGCAACTGATAACCCTTATCTGCATATTGCTTAATCCAATACTGTTCCCGTTCGTTAAGATGGATTTTTGGATAATGAATAAAACCCACATCCCATCCATAAGGATTCTCTTCTGAATACAAACCATGTTTTTTCAGAGAGCGGTCAATATGTTGATCGTATCCCGATAGGTGTTGTGCTAATCTCGTCAAAATATGTACAGCCTGTCCGACATAAGCGTATCGGAAACCTTGTTCATCTTCTCTTGCCAGAAAGTAAATTCCGCTTTTATCATCAAGTCCCGGATTAACTTCAAGTAACCGCTGTTTATTCTTCTGCTCAATGGCTTTTATCTGTCTAAAATTTGAATTCATTTTTTACACTTCCTTTTCAGAAGAAACTCTCCATAATCTTTTGGTGTTATTACGGTTTCTTTTTCTCTCTTAAATCCGCAATAACCTTTCCTTCCACAAGATTTGTTTTGCTCTTTAGTAAAAATCGTTGATATATCTTTGCTCAATCTGTATCACTCCAATCTAATCTCTGCCCACATTTTGAACAATAGAAAATCTCTTCTCTACTACTATGCCATCTGTCACAATTAGGGCATTTTGCCATTCTGTATTTTACAAAACCATTGTCAATATAACCTCCTCCATATTCTGCTTTCTTCGGTATCTGCTTTTCCGATGCTGATATTGCTATATCATAAGATTCACACCTTTCACTTTCTGTATAAATAACTTTTTCTCCACAACCCGGTCTTTCATTTTTCAATATTTCTATTGCTTTTTGTATTGTCATTGTTTATCACTCCTTTAAAAAATCTGAAATCGACATCTGATTATCTTTATCGAAAACAAGCATTTCATCTCTTGCTCTTGCGTAAAAATTTCTATCAATTTCAAAACCAAAAGCACTACGTCCTAATTCTGCCGCCGCTCTCAAAGTAGAACCGCTACCACAACAAGGGTCAATTACTACGTCGCCCGGATCTGTGAATATTTCAATCAGACGTTTTAGAACTTTCACTGGCTTTTGTGCCGGATGAATTTTAGGAATTTCTTTTCCGTCACGTTCCCATGTAAACCAGTTGAAAATCATATGCCCTGTTCCCTGAATTGTTTTACCGTTTTCATCTATCTGCACTCCATTTCTAAATTTCGGTAGTCTGTCACGATAAAACACAAGTGCATATTCTGTTGCACCTACTACACGCATATTTGCTTTTAGTACCTGCGGACTATAATTCTTGCAGAAGACAAGCGGTATATAATGCACAAACCCGTGCTTCTCTGCCGCTTTAATGAGCGTCTGGATCTGTTCAAACGAACAAAACACAATCATGCACGGCGAATTACTACTTCTACCTCTTACAACTGGTTTTGTATCGTCTTTCTTCAACATTTTTGAACAAAAATGAAAATACTCATACAAGTTGAAATTGAAATCCGAATTAAATGCGGCTTTTCCTGCAAGTTTACTTTCTCCGTTTTTATTGTCCCCGCCGTTATACCACATTGGATTGCTACCGTAAAAGTTGTTTCCTACGTTATACGGTACATCCGCAATAATCAGTTGTGCCGGAGGTATTGCATATTTTTTGTAGTTCTGCATAGAATCTCTATACAGTTCACATTTTATTCTTTTCTTTCTCTTTTCCATTTCTTCTATCGGAGCAAACCATGATTTTTTGTGCGCACAAATCCCCTGCTCCTTCCTAAAATCTAATTAAACGGTAATTCTTCATCAATCCCATCCGGAATGTGCATGAATCCCTCCGAATCGGTAGGCATATTTCCATAAGGTGATTGTCCTGCCTGTACATTGTTGTTATTCTGCTGATTTGCATTTTTGCTCTCAGCAAATTCCTGCTGCTCAACGAAAATATATGCTGACTGTCTTTTGTTTCCGTCCTTGTCTGTGTAGTTATCAATCTGCATCCGACCGCGAACAATCATCTTCACGCCTTTTGTAATGTACTTTTCTGCAAATTCAGCGGTCTTTCCAACCACTTTGCACATGATAAAATCTGCTTCTTTTTCTCCGTCTTTTTTGTACGGTCTATCAACTGCAAGTGTATAATTTCCATACGCTGTTGACTTTTCGCCTGTGGAATATCTCACTTCTGCATCTCTGACTGCCCGACCGACAATTACAATGCTGTTCATTCCTTATCCTCACTTTCCGCCAATTCTCTAATAATGTCCGGTATCATCTGCCTATACATTCTTTGTTCTTGCATAAAGAACGCACACGCACCGATTGCTGATTCTTCGCTTTCTCCGTGTCCGACATTCTCAATTGCCTTATCTGCTAAAATTCTGCACTTTTTCGCAGATTCTTCGCAATGCGAAAGAATATCTTTGACTTTTAATGTTTCTTTCATTTCTCACCTAAAACGGTTCCAACCGTAATTCCCTTTCTATACCTTTTTCTGCTACCCACACATCTACATCACAATCGACCAATTCTTCTATTTCCTCTCTGAATCGTTCAGGATTTCCATTCTGTGAACTTAAATGCAGTAAGCCTACACTTCTTAGCATTGGACTGTTAATCGTCTGTATGAGCCTTTTACAAGTTTGTAATTCCATGTGTCCTTGCAGTACATGATTTGTTTTACCTTGATTTTCTTCCACATCTAAGTAATCCTCGGAATAATTGCACTCGATCATTGCATGGTTGATACCCATTTTTGAGAAATCATATTTGCAATATTCTGCGTCTGTAATAAATAGCAAGCAACCTATTTTTTCATGTTTAATCAAGAAACCGTCACATTCTGTACCGTTATGTGGTGACTGGAACGGTATCACTTGGAATGAACCGATTTTTGCAACGTGCATACGATTCATTCCTATCGTTTTTTCTCCATAGATTGTTTCAATACGTTCCTGTACCTCATCAGAGGTGTAACACTTGATACCGTATTTCATGTACTGCTTGATATACTTTGCATGGTCTCCTTAACCATGCTCATGAGAGATAAGGCATCCGGCAACTTTACTTGTCTGATAATCAATCGCACGCAACATTTCTTTCGACGGAACTCCACATTCTATTAGTAGAACTTCATCATCTGAAATGAGTGCATATCCATTACCACTACTACCAGAATTTATACATTTCATAAGCATTAGACCACCTCGCTTTCATCTATTAAATACTGTCTGATAAATCTGTTTGCATATTGAGGGTGAATCATTGATCTCACTGTTTTCCTATCTATGCCTAATTTATTATCATTTTTTACATATCTTTGCTTCATAACATCTACTTGTTGCAACGGTTCAAACACGAGATTTCTTTTAGGCTCTAGTCCAATAAACCAATATTGTGTTGGCTTCTTGAAATAATCTCCATTTTGAGTTCTGTCCTTGTCAATAATTTGTGGTTTCAAACACCAAAAATGGGTTAGATAATGCGTGCCACTTGTGCTTAATGGGTTTTCTATTACGAGTCGTAGCTTTTTTCTCTGACAAACAATTACAAGTTTATTCAGTATTTCATAAAACAAGCTCAACTTCCTATGTCTTTTCATTGCAACTTCACATTTCTGCTCTACTGTATAATTCTTGTATTGATATGCCGTGCAACATAAATGTCTTGATCCTTGATCAGAAAAGTATGTACATGGGAAAAACGCAAGTATCAAATCATCCGTTTCTATCTTGTCGAATATACTTGGTCTTCCATCATACGCCCCACTTATTTCTGAAAAGAGGTCGATCACATAATCCGTTTCTCCAAACTCATTCTGAATATCGTAATCGTAGGCTTCGTAGCTTAACTTCTTAAATTCATTCTTGAATGTTCCGGACTGCTCAAATAAACAATGTGCTATCATTCTCTCTTAATCCTCTCCAACTGCCTGTTCAATTTCTGTGTAATCATCTGATTTACTTCCGGTGTAGAAAGAAGCAGGTATTCGATCTGCCATAACATAATCTGCACATCCGCAATTTCTTCAACCAAATTGTCTCTGCACTCTGCAATACTTTTCTCAGTCCTTTGACCGTTTCCGCAAACTCTCCACCACTTATTGATGGCTTGTGTCAATTCTGCCATCTCTTCAATGCACTGTCTGCTTTGCGAGTCATATCCGTAATGTTCGGCAATAATCTTTATTTTCTCTGCTTCGTCCATGCTATACATCCCCAAATTCGTTAATAGCTTTTAACTTTTTTTCCAAGTTATCTATTTCACTTTTCTTAAGATCAATGGCTCGATCAAAATAATGTGCAAATATTTCTTTTGCTTTCTTATCATCTTTTTCTTCTAAGACAACTACGTTTCCTCCGATTAAACTCGCAACATCTTCTTTTTTAACGAACGAACTAAAATATCCGTCCGGGAATCTGCTTATCGGTTTATAAGTTTTTGGCTTTTCGTCCACTTCACATTCAGAATATGTGAGTTTTGGATTACTTCCGTATAGTCCTTTCAAAATGTAAAAATGTAATTTCATATACTATACCTCCACATCTTCATCTTTCGGAAACTGAAAAATCACATTATTGACATATTCGATTTTCGACTTTTTATCATCTGTGATTGTGATAATTCCGTTCGTTTTTGTTATTTCAAGTAATTCCCTAAACTTTTCTGAAGGTTCTATATTTTGAAAAACAACTGGCATCCCTGTATAAGCACTTCTCAACATTTCCATTGCTTTCATGGCTTTTTCTTGTGTAGAATATTTTGCAACTGATGACATATACAATTCTGTTGGAGGAGCAGTACAACCTATCGTTGCTACAATCCTGTTGTCTTTTGTAATTGAAAATACAAATTTCTTATACGGAATATCTTGCATTCCATCCTGGCTAATTACTCTCATTTTCTACCCCTCCGTCACAAAACTTGGTTCTTCTTTCGCTTCCACGTCTGCCACAACTTCAAATGGCTGTGAATTTTCGTTTTCTGCGATTTCTGCCCGCGAATTCTGATAAATCTCATCCATTTCGATAAACGCTTTATTTGCCATGGTGTCATAATTCTTCGGATATTTCCTCGTAGCATTATTTAGCATTTTTCTTACAATCATACTTTCTGGAGTGTCAAGCCACGAACTGCTAATAAACGGTTTTGCAGCTTCGCACGAAATCATATCATCAATGGTTTCGCATTTTCTCAAAGCATTCAATACCTCCGCTTTTTTCTCCTTGATCTGCTCTTTTTGTTTTTCTGTTGCCTTATATCTGTCAGCGCAAATCCCGAATGTAGCATTTATCATATTTTGTTTCACATGGGCAAGAAAATTCACTTTCACACTTTCCCTATTTGCCATAAGATATACAACTGTTCCATCTGTTAGTTTTACTGGATATACGACTCTCGCAGCCTTTTCAGATAGTCCTTTTTCTTCCCACTCAGGAGGTGTTATCTCAATACCTTTATGCTTTGGTGGAATATATGTATCTCCTTCTTTGACAACCCAATATGGATAAACTCTATCTACATCTTTTCCGTAGTTACTCAAAAGTGCGTCATATCCTGCGCCCTCAATTCCAAATTCTACCATTTGTTGCCAAATGTCTTTTCCATACTCATCTATACCAACTTTTACATTTCTTAACTGGAAATAACACTCTCTCGGATAAGCACTTGGGTTGAGTTTTAGACTTGCACAATGCTCAACGATTCCTCTTAAATTGCTTGTATCAAGACTTCCCATATTTACTTTCGGGTTTGTTCTTACAAGATTATAAATAGAAGTCATTGCTTCTAATGCGCATTTCTTAGAATAATCATCAAACTTTACACCACAAGAGTCATAATCTCTTTCTATAAGGTTTGTAATCGTATTTGACCATTCGCTAAGCCCTGTGGTAAATGCTTTTTTCTCCTGATCCACTTCTGTGTTATTTTTTTCTACCTGTGCATTCTCTGACATAATTTATTCCTCCTACAATAACCCTTTGTTCAATTCATCTAATCGAAACTTTATTCCCTCGGCTTTTCCTTTTGAAATAAGTGCTTCTTTTTCGATAATGCAGATGCTCGAATTGTCGAAATCTTTTTTATCAACTGCGATTGCAAATAACAATCCCTCTTTCTTCATGGATTCTCTCAATATTTCCATGTGAAGTCTTATGTATTCTTTTGTTTCTTCTGACATTTATTCCTCCACCTCTTCCGCTACTCTTAATTCCCCATCGTACTTGTAAACCGCACCATCTGATGTATCTACTTCCGTCACAACCGCCTTTGCCTTTCCGGCTTTTACAATATCTCCAAGTTTCGGAAGGAAGTTGCAAGCAAAAACATAGTCTTTTCCGATGGCTTCTCCATGCTTTAAGTATCGTGCTTTAATTGCGATCATTCTTTACACCGCCCTTACATTTTCTACATGGTATCTTCCAAAACCACTCGTTCTGCCACTTCCAATTCCAAGTCCAAATCCTGCAATATTGATGATATTGATAATCTGTTCCGCAGAATATACATTTTCCATATAAGAAATTGTGAATGTTGCGCTCCATCCAGTAAATCGATTTAGATGAACAAGCACTGGACTTCCTTTCTTTGGAGACATCAATTTCTCATCAATAAAATGCTCTGCAAATTTAATCGGAACTAAACCGCTTTTATCCACCATGTTCACGTTTGCATCAAATTTTGTCTTGTACTTGTCGATCTCGGCGCGAACTACAGCGTCTCCGAAAGATTTTTTCAACCCAAAATCAGTAATGCAAGGCGCATTTTCCTTTAATGCTTTTGCAAGACCTTTTTCTGAAAAATCGGTAGGTTTTCCGTTGTACCAGTGCATAGAGGTAATAATTTCTTCCCACGTATTAGGTTTTGTAGTGTCTTTTGCCTTATCCTTTCTCTTATCGATCAACTGCTTTGCATTGACATCATTCATTTTGTTAAGGACTAAATCACTATCCCCTACAATAGTTACTTCCATAAATTTATTTCCTAACGGCTTTAATTCAATTACATATTCATTTTTCATTTTTATAACCCTCCTGTATGTTTTTCCGTTTGACCGTCCAATTCGTTGCAATAGTCTGTTTTCTTATATGCTCTTCTATTCTTCGGTTTCGTAATCTTCAATATTCCGTCCTATTCATTCGTAAAGTTTGGTTTCGGTTACTATTGCAACCAACAAGACGGTCAAACTGTTATGGTTTCATATTCTGTCTTTTACTTTCATAGCCTATTATTCGTTATAATATGCTTTACTTTTATCTGCCAATGATAGGCATAGGTATTGACTTGAAAACATGCAATATAGTATGTTATTCTTTCATATAATTTGTTTAGATGATTTTTCCTGTTTTTTCGTTAGTTTTGTTTTTTATTGCCAGCAATCAAGCCAACAGCTATACCTACCATCTTCGCCTGCATAATTCACAGATAGAATGTCTTGTAGTGTAGTATCGTGTCGTGATCTTTATTGATATACCTTATGTTTCTTTGACAGTCTATCTGTCAACTACACAGGCGATAAGCAGATATTCAGTTTTTAAATACTTTCTATTGCTTCAAATACCTGTTCCAGTTCGGAAAGTGTATGGTATTTTCGCTTAAATGTTTCTAACTCATTCAATGCCTTTTTCAAAAGGATCTGATACTCGTTTTCTTGAACAAGAAATTGCTGTGTCGGCTGATATGTATTTTTCTCCGTAGTTATGTGAAAACATCGTACTGGCTGTTCTTCACTTGTTTTTGGAGTAAATACCAACATCCTCAGTACATTTCCAGCCTGTTGCAATCGGTATCGTTCTGCTGCCACGCTATCATCCCATTCAAAACACTTGTGAAGTTCGGATGTTTCATCTCTAGCCTTTTCAAGAATTTCTTGTGGTGTAACTTTTTTATCTCCGATTTCATCAGCGACTTTTTGAGCATCAGCCTTATAAATTCCTTTGATTCTCCATTCTGCTCTCATTTTCCACTCCTAATCAAACATTTCTAGCAAACTACAAGCTCCTTATCATTAGAAACAAACAATTTTATAACTTGGCAGTTCATATCTGGAAATCTACCATCGCTGACCGCTTCCGAATTATCTACGAAAAGAGGGCAACTAACTTCATATAATTCAGATAGTGCCTTGCAAATATACATTCCTGCCACGATAGATTCTCCATTACTCATATTGGTTCTTCCATCCCACTGACATTCACAAGTTTCTCTGATTCCAGAATTTATCTGAACTTCAAAAAGTTTAAACGTAACTCTTCCCCCAAACTTCTCGTTAATCACAGAAGAAATTCGATTCATTTTCTCTCTGATAAATTCTTCTGTTAAATCAATCATTTGTTCCTGTTCTGCAATCTTCTGTCCGACTTCCGCTTTTTCTTTTTCCAACTCTGCAATACGCTCTTTAACTTTTGAATTGTCCACAGATTTGATTTTCGCAATAATATCTGAGATTTCATCACGCAAAACAGCTTTTTTTGCTTCTAATTCTGTTTTTCCAACTGTTTCTTTGCTCATTTCTTCGATTTCATTTTCCAACATAAGAATCTGTTCGCTGATTTTTTTGTACTCTTCATTTTTTAACATATCGGCTACAGTCGGGATCGATTCAAGAATTTCTTTCTTTTCTTTTAATGTTTCTTCGAATTTTGCGATTTCTGCATTGACTGCTTCCAGTTCCTGTTGTTTATCATTAATGATTTTCTGATATTCTCGAATATTATCTGCTGCTTTCTGTCCTTTTTCTGTAATGGATTTCAGATTGTTTTCTCTGTTCTTTTCAAACTTTTCTTTATCTGAAATGTAGCGTTCTTCATATTCAGCCTTCGATTTTTTATATCTCTCTTCGTCATTTTTCTTTCTTTCCTCATAATCAGAAATACGCTTTTCTCGAACTTCTTTCGGAAGAGATTGACCGCAAGTCGGACAAATCAAATCGTCTTCTGCAAGTTCCGGCAATGGCGTATATTCTAGGAATGTCTTCATTTCTGGGAACACGCTTGCTTTTTCGCGTCTCCATTCATCTATAAATTTCTTTTTATCAGTTTCCGCACTCTCTTTTTGCTTTTCTGCGCTTTCGATATCCACCGCAATAGAATTAGCCTGTCTTTTCAAAGACATTAGTTTTTCTTCTACTTCGTTGCATTCAGAAGCCACACCTCTTCTCTTTTCCATCAGAATCTCTGTTTCTTTATTGCTGATATCGCTTAAATCAAATTTCAGGTTCATCACTTGTTCTCTTTTAGCATTGATCTCTTTGCTTTTCTCAGTTCCACCAGCAAGTTTATCCTCTACTTTTTTCAAAGCAGTTTCTTTCGCAGCTTTTTCCACTTCAAGAGCACCGACATCTACTGTGACAAGCTGTTTCGATACTTCATCAATGCGTGCCGGGATCTCTGTCATTTTCTCTTTTAATGTATTCTTCGCTTTTGTATACTTTTTCAGAATATCGTCCGTGCTTGCGATTTTCAGCTCTGGAATAAGTTTTAAAAACTTTTCTCCGTACCCCTCTGCAATCTGAACATCTGAAGAATCTGCAACGAACTGCATCAAGATTTCTCTCTGTTCTTTCCACGGTAAAGAAGTAAATGCGATCGGATTTGTAACAAGGTTGAAAATCTTTTCGTCAATCATGCCGGAAATAAACTCTTTAAAATCTTTTTCTGATTTCGGATAACCGTTGATTTCAAACTCATTAACATTTCCTTGAAACTCTGTTGTTCCTGTCCCTCTTTTCTTCACAAATTTTTGTTTTTGAACTTTTTTCAAGGTATATTCTTCTCCATCGACAGAAAGGATTGCTTCTACGCATATTTCCAGATTGTCAATCATCTTTCCGTCTTTATCTAATGTGCGAATATCAAACTTTGCACTTCCATGCGAATCTTTTCCGAACAACAACCATGTGAAAGCATCAAATACCGTTGTCTTTCCAGTTGCATTTGCGCCATATATTTTCGTTAATTCGCCGAATGAAATTAACTTGTTCACACATCCCTTAAAATTCTGGATGTGAATACTTTTTAATTTAATTATTTTCATACATCTTCTTTCCTTTCTACTTAATTTATTCACATTTTTTAATTGATTATATATGTACCTCCGCGCTTTTTTGATTTTCTTGAGCGTACTTTTCGACTTCCAGTCTGGTCATTGTCTTACACTCTAATGCGTACGGATCTTCCCAGCGGATGATCCACAAAATAAGCTCCTCGTTCATTTCATTAGGTGTTCCGCTATTTCTCTCTCTATTTCTTGTGCTAATTTTTTCATTTCCTCTTCTATTTCTTCTCGCGTCATTGCGGATAATTCAAATATTTTTTGCATTAATTCTTCTGCATGTTTTTTTCACACGATTCTTCGAGGGTGTTTCTTATTCCTCTTAATATCGCGATTGTTTCTGCTTCTAATAATATTAAATTTCCTTCCATTTCCACATTCCCTTTATCGCATGTAATCATCTTTACAAATCTCCTTTCGTTAGTTTTTTTTAATTTTTGAATCTGAAATCCATTAAGTCCGCTAACATTAAATATTCTTGTGCTTTCTTTGTCTCTCCATGCGTTTCGCAGACATTATCTCTGAACTGCGCAAGCGTTCCGTAGAAACATCCACAGCGTACGCCTACATCTCCATCTTTAAGCCGGAAGAATGTGGTTGTGCGATTACAAGATCCGAAACCGTGAGCATATGCATAATCCTTATCGCCGGAAACCTGTGCATTGCCGGAAACCCATGCATTGCCGGAAACCTGTGCATTGCCGGAAACCCGTGCATCGCCGGAAACCTGTGCATTGCCGGAAACCCGTGCATCGCCGGAAACCCGTGCATTGCCGGAAACCCATGCATTGCCCATATGACTCAGGTTTTCTTCTTTTTCTATGTATCCTCCCAAATCCCCGGCTTTTACATTGCCAAACTCAATTAACGCTTTAATGCGAAACAATTTCACGCCGGAAATATCTACAATAAATTCGCTTGTTAGTTTAAACTTCTTCACTTTTCTCATCCTTTCTGTTACAATAATCTTGGTTGTTTAGTTATGCGTCCTAGAGGCTGCCGCCTCTTATGGGCGCTTTTTTGTTCTGTAAACGTCAAAGTCTTCTTGGTTGCCTACGCTTCCCCACGATGTGATCTGATCATTTTTTACAAGTACGACCGTATTTACATAATCCTGATCGTATTTCAGACACCAATCTTCGAGCAGATCCAAGATGCAGTTCATTTCTTCTTCAGCGTCTTTCTTTACCTCTCTGTCCATTTCTTTGTACATTTCTTTGTTCGCCTCCTTAAATCGGTCCTGCCTGCAAGATATAAATGATTACAGCCATGACAACAATGATGATCCATTGCGCGGTAATTATTATTTGTTCATCACTTATTTTATTTTTCTTTTTTTTCATTGCTTCAATAACCGGAGTGTTCGTTGTGTGCTCAAATTTAAGTACATCAATTTTGCACTTCGTCGGTTTTGTTTCCCGCATACTTTCTTTCACCCTTTCTTATTCTTCTAAACTTATCCACATTCTTAATATTTCCCGTTCTCTTATTAATAATTTTCAAATAAAAATCCGTTTCTTGGACAAGCGCCCAATTTTCAGCATTCAAGTGATGCGCGGATAAGCATTCCTTTTGCTGTCTCGTTAATTTCTTTGGCTGCTTCATATTTTCTTTTTACCTCTTTGCTTTCTCAATGTCTCTTCTTACCCGAAAAGCATTTGCATTTGACAACAGAACTGCCCTGTCCTCTTTCGGAAGAACTAATAATGTAGAAATAAATTCTTTGATTTCTTCCTGTTCTTCTTTTGGTATTGCCATTTCTAATACATCTCCTGCCATTTTTAACACCTCTTCTCTAAAGTATTTCCCTTTAAAAACTGATTCACGAAATATATCTGTCCTTTTCCAGTAACCTTAGTTGTTTTTGTAATTCTCACGCTTCCGTCCGGATTCTGAACATTACTTTCCTTAATTTCAAACAATCCTTGTTCCACATACCGTTGCATTGGCGTATTTCTGGATGAACCACTTTTAATAAGGAAGTTATTCTGTCTCATCCACTCGAATAATCGTTTCTGCCCGATTTGCACACCATTCTGACAAATCAACTTTGCCAAGTCTCCGATAAGAATTGATGTGTGGCTTGTGCTGACTGCATCTGCAAAGATTGTTTTCGGCTTGTCCTGTTCGATTTTCTGTTCAAGAGCCTTGTTATCTGTTTTTAACTGTTCAATAGTCTTATCTGCCATCTTCAATGCTCTTGCCATAATCTGCTCTGGTGTATTCCATGCTTTCTCAAGGTCAATGAAGTACTGCCTGCATTCTCTTCCTTTTTCAGTTCTACTCATAAGACAAATATGTTTCGCCATATCAATAGAAAGATTGTAGTCTTGAATTTCTTGTTCTCCGCCGTATTGATTGCCCTGTACCTTTAGGTACGCCCCTTCAAAATCTTCCCCTTCAACAAACCCTTTACTATTTGTTTCAAACCACGCACTAAAGCGTTTTCCTATATTTAGTTGTTCGTGTAAATCTCTTGCCGATACTGTCGGCTGTTCTTTATCAAAATTCACTTTGATAAGCTCGTTCATTTTCTATCGCCCCTTTCTGTGATATAATTTTCCCTGAAGGGAGGTGTTTCTCATGGATAGTGCTAAAAGCATTGTTAAAGAACTTCTTATTTGTGTAAATGAACATGATGTCAAACATATCAATGAACTTCTTTTAAAAGATACCGCTTATGCATTTGCTCTCGCAGAATGTATAAAAGAAGATTATGCAACTAGCATACATGTTTCCAAAACGGCAAATAACTCTTTTGTTTTTCAAGAACTAGAAAATTGTTCTTTAACATCCAAAGGCTTGAACTTTTTACAAAATTCTTGACCGCTAATAACATAATAGCGATAGCGTGTAGGAATACTTCGGGGGATTTCTTCTCCTCGCACGAGATAATCTCCCGAAAAAGCCTTTATACTTTCCTGTTCTTCAAATGGGAAAGAAATTTCAACACTTTTTTCCTCTGCGGAAAGTCGAAATATTATAGCATCTGAAATTCCTCCAAACTCTTTGAAAAATTCATCCAACTTTAAATAGGAAAACATAAAGGCTTCTAATACTTCTGAATTTTCTTTGAGATATTTAGCCATGTTTTCGCCTCCTTATCACACCTTGTGTGATTATACTATCACACTATTATGACTTCGTCAACACTTTTGTTTGACAGGGTGTGATTTTTTTGGTATTATCAAATCATAAGGAGGTGATATAATGAAAAATAGAATTTTAAAAATAAGAAAGGATTCTAAATTGAATCAAGAAGACTTCGGATTGAGATTGAATTTAACAAAAAATTACATTTCTCTTATAGAAACAGGAAATCGCATCCCGTCTGATAGAACTATTTCTGATATATGTAGGGAATTTAACGTCAATGAAGATTGGTTAAAAAATGGAACTGGAGATATGTATAAAGAAAAAGACGGTTCGTTTTCAGAATTGCTTGTAGAATTAGAAGACTCTGATGATGATTTTATTAAAAGTTTAATTACCGTATATATGGGATTGGACGAAGATAGCAAAAGTGCATTAAGAAAGATCGCCAAGGGTATGGCAGAAAAATATAAAAGCCGGGAGAATTAAATTTCTTCCGACTTTTTCTCTTTATACTTCTTATATCTAGCAAGAACATAAAAATAGATTTTCATTATGTAATCTTCACAATCAATCTCGTTAACCATCTTAATAATTTTCTCTTTGTACTCCACAGTAACCCTCCTTTTGCAAAAACACATCCGAAATTCCTTTTTTTATATTATCCAACAGGAATTGCTCAATTACAAGAATATTTAGAACATATGTTTTCTTTATATCCTGTATTTTTACATGTGGACGTTGTTTTAAAACAGTTGTCGTTTTTTGTCGACTTGAAAATTTGAATAATAACTTCAAAAATGTTAAAATGTTATCGGTTTTGGGAGTGAATTGCGGTTCACAAACACTCCCAAGCCAGAACTTGAAGCGCCCTGTTTAACAGGACAATTCATAGTTTACCATATAAAACAACCAAAAAGAATACTACGAGAGGTAAAGAAATGAACAAAAGTAACAAATCAATAACGGACAAAGGTTTTACACTAATGGATAATTTTCGTGAAAACATTAACTCTTATATTGGTAACATGACACTAAGCGAATTATCAGAGCGCGCCGGAATCCCATTTTCCACGCTACGAGGTATGCTGTACGAAAATAGTTCTGACTGTAACTTGTCGAATGCTGTAAAACTCGCCAAGGTATTCAGCATCAGTGTAGACGAACTATTCGGAGCGAACACAATGGAAGAACGTACAACAGATTGTTTGAATACTTGCAGAGAACTTCCGGAAAATTCGAGACATCTGATCAGTTGGTTTATACAACATCAAAAGACATTGAATAATAGGAAAGAAAACCATAAATCAGTAAGTATTATGAAGCCTAAGTATAAAAATGGTCATTTAGTTCCATCAAACGATTTTTTCTCGATTGATATTGATGATTTTTCCGACAATATTAAGGCAAAAGTATTTTTGGGAATCCAAGTTAATTGTGAAGATTTTATGCCCCATTATTCTCCGTATGATATCCTTTTGCTTGCGAACGACAGAAAACCATACGAAACAGAAAAGTGCGTTTTTCTTTATTACGGGAAAATGATGATCGGAATAAGAAAAGAAGAAGAGAATAGTGTTAAATATTATGGAATTCGCAATAGAAATGCCATTATAAACGAATCCGACATTGATGAGTTAATGGGATACATTGTCGAAACTACCACTGTTTAATATTATAGGCGGGGATGCCCCGCCTATTGATTATGCAACTTCAAAATAATGTCCGATCAAATCTATGATATCATTTTGCAATGCATTTCCTGAATCTCTTGTACATTTATACACAATCTCATTTTGAATATAATATTTATCTTTGTAACATTGCATGTTTTTTCTCCACGGAATAGGATCATCTTTTGTTCCACTGTGTTCCTCATCTACAATTTCGTACAAACTTTCTGTTCCAGTTCCGGGCGAATGCTGCTCTTGAATCGTGAGGTTATCTTGATTTACGGAATAGAGTTCGTTTTCGTAAACAAACCTAAATCCTCTTTTCACCGTTTGTCCAACGATTTCACTAAATGTAGGGTGTAGCGACTTATAACGAATCGCTTCATCATTTGTGAGATTATAAGTGTTAATTTCTTCTGGAATTCTCACCATCATAAGCTCCATCGCAAGATCATTTTTTGTGGGGATGTATGGAGTTTCAAAGATCTCCTGATATTCTTGAACCCTTAAAATATGTTTCGGAATCATTTCTCCGTCAGGTGCTTGACTTTCTTCAACTACCTTATATGAGGTGACGATTTCAAATCCTTCCTTGTATTCCAAATCATCGCCTGTTACGATCGGTAAATATCCACTGTTAAGATAATCATCTTTATCGGGGGAAATAATTTGTTTATCGCCAACGCGTAAAACAGATGGTGCATATATCAATATTCCGTCTTCTAATTTTCCAAAGTTCGTATTCATATTTTCTCCTTATTTTTTACAGCATATTCCACTTCAATTCCCGCATCTACGTCTCCACCATCTACCATGATGACTGTTGTTGGATAGTAGGTTTTTAAGTTTCGGACAGCGTCTTGTTCGGATTGTGGTAGGGGGACGAATTCGGGGTTCGTAGTTTCGTAAGCGATTTTTAACGGATTTTCTATGAGCCACGCCTTAAATTCATCGACTGTTGCGACGTTTTCGTTTGGTGCGCTAAAATATTTAACTCCGTCATTCCAGTTGCAACAGATTCCGTATTCTGCTTTGGTATATGATAATTGGACAGCCCTATATTTATCCACAAAAATATCTGAATTTCCGTTTCCATTCGCCACATTCTCGAATCGAATTGAAAAGTTTTGAACATTTCCCTGTTTATTTGCAATACTTATTTTGTTAGATTGTCCGTCAAATCTGTCAATAACAACCCCTGCATACAGCCACCCAATCTCTCCACCCTGCTCTACCAGTCTGTCCCACTTTGTGAGAGGGCGGTCGGATGTGAGAGTGAGGACTTGCTCTTTGCTCCAATTCTGCTCGGCGTTGGTAACTTTCACATCCACTTCATACTTCTGCTTCTCATCATTCCATTTTCCGACACTCTTGATTTCTTGTAGATAATCGGGTGATGGGGATGGTTTACCGCCTGTGTATGGCTCATAAGGAGATGCTTTGTCTCCAACCTCCACCATAAGCTTAGATGTGTTATTCTCAAGAACCTTATCAAAATTTAACTGCCCAATCTCTCCATCGGTAATAGCCATTATAACAAGATATTTTGTATCTTCTTCGGTAGTAATAGTTAAAGGTTTATCTAATGTTGTTTCAGCCGTTTTAGTAATCTTAACATTAAACGCTGGGAGTTCCGATGTTAAACCAACCCTATTTTTTCTTGTCATATCATTGTTAATATTTTTTCTACCATGTATTGTGTAGGTTGTGTTTGGTTCACAGGGCAAATACACCACAGCATTACTAGAATATGGTACAATTTCTTTATTTTCTCCGTGATAAAAATATGCATGTAAATAATTGTCTGTTAGTTTAAACAACTGTTTTCCTGTTGTGCTGTCTTGATGTGAATTACCTAGTATACTAAATCGTTTAAAAGGAGCTTGTCCGCAATTTGTCAATATCACTTGCTTTATTCCTTTTGACGTTTCGTAGTTAAATTTGAAAGTCATAAAAGCTCTTCTTTTTAAAAATATCATGTAATATCAAACTCCTTCCAAAACATCGCATTTTGTTCAATCTGACAACAATATTTCTTGTTTGCCTGTGTGACGAATCCATCTAACGCGATTGTTGACGGTAGTATCACCTTAGTTGGCGTTGATCCACTTGTGAACCAAAATGGATAGATATTTACGGCATCAGGTAACTCTTCTTCAAGCGTTAAATTTAACTCTGTAACTTCTCCCCATACTGCTTGTACGTTCGGTTTTAACGCATATGTAGTTTCTTGAGGACGTTCTTCTTTTATGTTTGTACTGATCGGATTTTTCTGTAAATAATTTTTAATTGCTTCCTGAAGCTGCTCTGGTGAAATCTCGCCTCCGCTACTTCTAATTTTCTTTAGCAAAATTGCATATACTTCGTCTGCTCTCATAGTTGTACCTCATCAATTTACAATTTATACCATTGATCTGTTTCCTTATGGAATTTATAATAATCTCCGGTGTCAAGACATAACGCCGAACTTCCTGTGCCTACATAATGCGGAAGTTTTGATATATCACTCGATAATCCCTCATAGCTTCTGATATTCCCTCTCACATCCACACAAGCAAAACTGCCTAAATCCCATATCTCTTCTCCCGGCTGATACGTCTTTCCGTCCACAACCGTTATTGTTTGTGCTATCGCCATTTCTGTTCCTCCTACGCTATTTCAAAATATTGTCCAATGAGTGCCGATGGTTTAAAATACAATTTTTCTTTTTGACCATACATTGATTCTGGATTAAGAACTCCACCTCTCTTACACAAATAAACTAACTCATTTTCGATATAATACTTCCCGTATTCATATTCAAATCCACTTACGTTTACGCTATCTGGCACGGGAATAGGATCTGAATACGATCCTTCGTAACCTTCGACAAGCTGTGTCCACAATGTAGGTTCTGCCCCCGGAAAACGGTCCTTTTGTTTCTGGTGATTCTTATTCAGATTCCACAAGAACCCTCCAAAGTTTCTTCTTTTATCTTTTTGGTTTTGTACATCATATGCGTACCCGTCTGGATCATCTTCCCAATCTGCGTACAGCCCTTTTACTTCAACGGCTTGTGCGTCCGTATTAGTGAGAGAAGCGATTTTTGCCTGATCCACAACCGCTTTTTTACCGCTAATCACTTTTTCGATGTAGCTTTGAGTGTTTGATACCTTTTCGTTATACTTTTCGAGATATTTTCCTGTTAATTCATCGCCGTACTCAACCGAATTAACCGCTTCCTTGCTCGTTAATCCATCAATATAATCCAACAAACACTGCGCATAACTTTCTTTTTCTAAACGCTTGATCTCTTGCTTTTTATACAAGTCAGTAATTTCTTCCTCATTCAATTCTCGTGACTGTCCGGTTGAATCTTTTAAAATAACTGACATTCCGCTTGAAATACTGTCTTCGTATGCGTTTCTAATGGCAATCATGTCAGATTCGTTGTAGCCAAACGCATAAGACGCTATCATAACATCTGACAATATTTCATTTTGTACTTTCATCTTAATTTCCGCTTTTTTACTTTCCTTTACCTCATCCAATGTAGGGTTGTAAGGTTTAGGATTAGGAGAAATTTCAGGCTCGACATATACACTTCCGTCGTTTGATAATTGATATCCGTTGTACTTTTTTGTAACAGAATCATTCCTGTAAATAGTTGTAAATTTTTGATAAAAAGTCCCGCCGATATCTATTGTGCATTCTTTATCAAGAAATAGATCAAACCCATTTTTATTTTCTATTACATCAGTTCCAAACTTAACCGTAACGATATTATTTGTCGGAATTACGGTTGCTTTGTGCGGAGTTTTTTCTCCTAAGAATCTTATATATGCCATATGTATTTCTCCTTTTTATTTGTTTGAATAATGCGTATTTGTTGGAGTTGCAACCTGAAACTGGAAAAGTCAAAAATCATGTTATCGAAGAAGATAGCAATGCTAATGGTAAATATCGCAAATGGAGCGACGGAACTCTTGAAATGTGGTTCAATTCTCCATTTACGTGCGCGATCGGAACAAAAGCTGGTAGCATTTACACAAGCGGACAATTTACATTAAACTTCCCGGTTGCATCAAAAACAAAATGTAATATCGTGCTCACAATAGGAGCTGGCGGCGCGATATGGGGCAAGGTGTACGGATCTGCAAATGACTACAAATCAAGCTTTTCATACCATTTGCTTGCTGCTACGGTATGGAATACAGCAAGTTTTGATTTATCCTATTACGCGCGTGGAACGTGGAAGTGATAAGCGTTATTTAATTTCCCACTCCGCATCGATAAAAAGATAGCTGTTTGTTGCTTTTGGTATGCAGATAAACAAATTTCCGTTTGTCCTTGCCATAGATGTGCAGGCCACCGGATTTTTATATGACCCATCTGACGCTGTCACATTTACAACAGTATCATTTAATGGGCGATACTGTGACGGTATCGTAAAAACATTGTCGTACACATTATTCGCGACTATTGTGGCAGTTGTATAAATTTCCATATTTAGGTGTATCGTTTTACCGATTTTATACGAGTTGTTTGCTATGGCTGTCCACACTCCGACCCTTATTCCCAGATCGGTCGGTGTGAGCGTCTTTTTATCATGATGCGCTTGTAATTGTAACAAATATGCATTTAGCGCAGCTACAGCCTGCGCTCCTGCGATCATCCCCGGTGTTTTGTTCGCCACTATATCATCAAGATTGTCTATGATTCTAGATTTATCGGCGGAATCGTTTATAGCTTGGCATATTTCATTAATTTGTTTAGCCCCTAGATTACTCCCGGATTGAGTATAATCTGTTACGTCTTCCAAAGAATAGCTTGCATCTTCGTTTTGAGTAATTAAGTACTTTCTTTTTCCAGCCATGCTTGAAGCTAATATATCATCTTTAAAATTGACAGGTAATTCTTGCTTTGGCATTATATTCTTACCTCCTTAAATCTTCCAAGAATAAATGGAATTTTTCTAAGACCGATAGTCTGTCTTTCAATAATATCTTTCATTTTTTCACATGCTTTTTCCAATCTGTTAAGTTCATCGTATTTGATAAACATTCCATTCGGATAGAACGTCTTTTTGATTCCGATATCCTGTGTGAAAATTGATTGATTTATCTTTTCTATATTACCCTCAAACAAATTGAATTTCTCATAATCCCACAACTCCAAATAATCAACAATATCTTCTCCCATATTTTGAATCGAAAATTCTTTATTAACTTCATTTGCTTTTTCTTTTAAATATAGGATATTGTTTTTTATTCGGTTGTAATCTTCTAAATTCATTTTGTCTGTAGACGCCCAATTTGTTTTTGGTTTTATCCAATCTACCTCCATGACATTTCCACCTTTCTAGCTTTCATGTTTCCAGACCACGCTCCGTTAAAGGATATTTCATTTTGATAAGAGCGAATCAAAGCGTCTTCTCTTCCTTTTAGTTCCATGTAGAACAAATCATTCGCCTCCGTTCTTGGGTCTCCACGCCACGAGATTTCGTAGTCTATGTTTCCGAGATAATATTCCGCTATCCATTCTTCCAAATCTTTTGCGTGCTGAATTGTGCTTATAAGAGGGTTATTCCATGTGATTTCTTGACCGTTTACGTTGTGATTCACAATGTAGTTATTTTCTTCTGTAAGATACTCATATCCCTCAACCTTTACTTTTACATCTGTTTTTGCCTTTATATTAGTGATTCGCACTTTAATGTAAAAATCGCTTGAATCAACAATACTCACTTTTAACTCTGGATTTTCTGGAACTGATACTTTAAATCCGTATGACGGCCTGTTAAAGTAAATCGTATATTCAGAATCGCTTTCAAAAGAAACTGTTTCTTGGATAAGCTCTTCAATCGCTCCGGTGCTTTCCTTGTAATTTTCTCTAGTAATCACAATATTTTTTATTTTTTCATATCGTGTTCCGGTAGGATTTTTAATCAAATCCCTTACCCTGTCCAATCTATAATCCGTAACATCATTAATCAAAATATTATCTATGAATAATCTTGAATTTGAATATCCTTTTGTTACCTCAATTACCATTTTATTAAACTCAAGAAAAACATGATCTGTTAAAAAACTAATATCCGGTTTTTTTACAATAAACTCTTCTTTTAAGACTCCATTGTTATATGTTACTATTTTAAATTCTTCCGGTGCTGTGTTTCTAAAATTAATAATCAAGCCATACGCATCGAATGAAGATTCCAAGTTCACTATGATTTTCGGGTTTTTTTGAAATATTCCATTTCCATCCGAAACAGAATCGCTTACATATCCAGTATTTAGGTAATTATTGTCTTTCGGCAAAAAATAAAGACTTCCATCTACTACGGAAAAGTCTTTACTTGCATTTGCGTAAGCATCTTTTTTACTCTCTTTCAAGATGTTGTCTATCTTACCAAAATTTGCAATATCATTTGTTTCGGCAATCATATTGGGAACAAATGATGAACGCAATATGATTTTATTTTTTCTATCTTCTCTCAATGCACATCTTCCGGCATTTGCAATAATCTGCAACGCTTCTGCATGACTTACAACTGGAAGTGGATTATACACAATTATCTTTTTTAAATATGGATCTATATAATATTCTCTTTCATCTGTAATTCCAGCGCTTTCCAAAACTTCTAAAGCCAAATCATATAAAGAGATTCCATCTTTTCTGTATTTTCCTCCGTAAAAGTTATCCCTCAACTGATAAAATCTATCTGTTGATGTAAATACAGCCTCTGTGTCATTTGCTGACCATGAATTAAGATATGTCGTTGTTTCATTAAGCCACTCTATATCACCGTTTCCTGTCACATCATATCCGAAGGTAACTTTCACTTCCTGTCCTATTTCCATATACGCAATAGCGCTTTCTGGATTGTCTACGCTATAATACAAATCTTGGTTATCAACCTTGATAGAAACATCCATACTTGGAATACTTTCTGATATCGGAGAAACATATTCTTTCATGCTGCAACCCATCACTTTTTCATTTGTAAATGTATTTGCAATTCCAAATATCATGTTTCCAATTCTGAGTCTGCCTTTCCCATTCACCATAGTTTTTGGCTTTATCCAAAAATAATTCGTTCCGTCAAAAGAATCTTCGGTAACAAATTTTTCCGAACTATTTTTATAGATTCTAGTGGTCAAATTTGTCTCTATAGTAAATTCTGTCGGATAACAATGACCGAAATCTATTGTTATTCCTTTTATGTCTAATCCTGATTTATCTGTAAATTCTATTTTCGCACTTCCAAGAATTTCATTTGTGATGATTCCGTTGTTATAAATTTCTAATCCACTATCTTTTCGCGGCGGAAAATACATTGTCCCATCGACTTTTGAGAAATTTTGTTCACATGTTGCGTATATTTTATTTACATCGTAACCATCAAACGGTTTTTCTTTATTTGCCAGATACAATAATTCCGTGTTTGTTACTTTAGCATTGTTCTGTGCATCAGAATTTACAACTCCTATGCTTACTTTTACATATCCTCTATTCCGAAACGGAAGTTTCATTGATTCTATGTATTCTTTACTTGCCATTTGCATATACGATCACTCCAAACCGGCGTCAATCAAATTAAATGAAAGCGTCTCATCTTTTGTTACCATATGAGTTAGCCTATCTACAAATAACGGTTTTCCGCTCCTATCTCCGGGGTACATTATAATAGTGATCGGGTGTCCCGGATTCGCCATATCTTCAAATGTAACAGGAACGTAAAATGGTTTTATGGCATCTAACATCATCTTTCGAGTTTCTGGATTAAGACCGACCCACTCGAGATTACTAAGTTTGTACAAATCCCTTCCAACTCTTTGACCAATAACTGCGTTGTTCTCATTTCTTCCACCGTTTACTGTCGTTGTTATCGTCCATGAAAACCCGCGTCTCGGCGGTGGAAAGTCATAACCATTTACGTTCAAAAACGATGATAATGCCATATTCAACCTCCTGTTTTTTAATAAAAAAGTACCTACCGAAGTAGGCGCTTTTCCTTTTAAGTAAACGAATATCCATTCCTTGCACGTCTCGAATCTGTGATCGACACTAATTCTCTTCCGTCTACTACAATTCGTTTTCCATCTCTAACCGCTTGTATCAATTCTCTCAATAGGTTTTCTTGCTCTCGGTTTTCCATATTTGCACGAGAAAAACCTCTGTATGCCGCTTCTTCAATTCCTTTTTGAATATCCAAATTATTTGCAACCGCAGTTCTTCCATCGGAAAATGTCCCTACCAACTCGTTATGATTTGCCATAAACAATCCGTCTTCCGGGAATCCTCCTACTGAATACTTCGGTATTAAATCTGCCAATGTAATTTTTCCTATTCCGTTGGCATATCCATGACCTTTCCAGCCGTTTGACAAGCTTCCGTATCTAGCCAATGTATACCTAATAGATGCTAATATGTTTGACAATGGATCGTAAATATCCTTATCATATCCAGGATATGCGTACGTTCTAAAAGTCGGATCAATTACCTGCATCAATCCTTTGGAAGGCGTTCCTTTGATTGCATTTATATCCCATTTATTAATTGCTTTTGGGTTTCCGCCGGATTCCGTCTGCATCTGATAAAGCAAAAGGTCTAAATTTGATTTTGAAAATTGACCTGTCATTTTCAATGCTTTAGTGGCAATGTTTCTCCATTGTTCAACTCCGGCTGATGGGTTATATTTTGGCTGTATTGAATCAAATATTCCGCTTACATACTGTACAATTCCATCAAATGTCTTGTTTATAATTCCACCTGCCACACTCGACCACGGTTCAAATAAATTTGATATATTTGCAAACTTGCTGATTGCAACTTTTACAATTTCTCCTGGGTTTGTAAGATAATCCAACACATTCCCTGTAAAACTTTTTACCGAACTCCATGCGTTTTCAAAAAACTCACCTATTCCGCCTTTAAAATGTGGAGCGCCTGACATAAACGCCTTTGTTTGATTCGCGGGCATTATTTTTGTACCTTTTTCAAGCGGCAACATGACATTTCGCCCATCGGGTATAAACGGTTTTCCTGACGGCGGAATAATAAGCTCTTTGTAAGTTGATCCTGCTTGGTCATTCACGATTCCAAGTGTGTTTTGCGGAACTCCATCCGATCCTTTAGCGAACTTTATTCCATCCCACTCACTTACTCGTGTGTCTGATCCCACTTTTTTAAGCACCCAGTTCACACCTTTTATAACGCCATTCACAAGTGTTTTAATAGGCTTAAATGCGTTTTCTGCAATTTCTTTAAAGAAGTCTCCTAACCCCTTCCAAATGTTCTTTATGGCATCATATGCGTTTTTAAAAGCCGTTTTAAACCACGGACCCACATTTTTAAAAGGAGATTTAATGGCTTCCCATTTTTTTGAGAACCAAGATTCAATGAATGACCAAGCTTTTTTAATACCTTCATACCCTTTATCAAACTTTTCGCCAAACCATTCCGTTACAGGAGAAAATACTACTTTTATTCCTTCCCATAATCCTTCAAAAAATCCACTTCCGTTCTCCCAAGATTTTTTTGCTTCATCCCATCCTTTTCTGAATTGTTCGCCTATTGATGATGCTGTTTCTCCAACCCATTCCTTAATATTTCCTAATTGCAACATTAATCCAGAAAGACTCGTTGGGGGTAATGCAATGTCTCCGACTTTAACTTCGGCGTCTTCACTAAAGATTTTATCAACCAGTGATTGCAATGCGCCTCGTGCAAAATCATTCGGAAGGTTCGCCATAGCTTTAACTAATGCCTTTCCGAATTTGTATAAGTTCCAAGCTAAATCTCCCCACTCTATTCCGCATATAAAATCAACTATTTTTTGACCAATATCTTCAAATGTTTTATCGTCTTGTAAAGTGTTTATAAATTCCGTTAAAGACTCTAAAATTCCGTTGGCGAAATTACTAAATGTATCCGCTGCGATTTCAGGATCCCAATTTTCAAAAAATCCTTTTATGCTCTTTGCTATAGATTCCCCTAAATTTTCCCAGTCAAACTCTACAGCGAACGCATTTGCAGATTGAAAAGCTGTATTGATTGAATTAGCAACAGTTTTCCCTAAATCATAAAAAAGTCTAGGTTTTATTAAACCATTCAAAAAATCCGCCAACCCTGTTCCGAAATTTTTTGCTTTTTCATACACGGAATCCCAGTTAATTTTTTCTAACGTGTTTGATAATGTGACGCTTATATATTTGCCTAACTGTTCTAAACTTTTAATGCTACTTTTATATGCGTCCAACATCTTATCGTTCGGCTTAAAGTTGGCAATTAAACCGCCCACTTCACCTGAACCAGCACCACCTGATCCGCCTGATGCACCAGCTCCAGCACTACCAGTAGTACCATTATCAGGCTCAACAATATTCAATTCATCAATCCCTAAAGTGTGAAGCTTCTTTGCATTTTTAGCAGCTTGTCCGAGATTGTCAGATAAATCTCCTGCGCTTCCAGCTGAATCCGCTAGATCTCCAGATACGTCTCCTAAATCGTCAGTTATTCCTCCGCCACTAATCTCAAATTCCCACCCGAAAATCTGACCAAGTGCGTTTAATACATTCTGTGTAAAATCAATGACTTTCGCCATGACTTTATTTAAAGTTTGTACAAATGGTTTAAACGCTGCGATAAAACCAGTTCCAATGACGGAAGCAAATTTCTTAATTTGCTCTTGCAAAATACGAATTTGGTTCGCCCATGTTCCTGCCGTGCGTGCAAAATCGCCCTGTGCTGATGTTGTATTGGCAAGCACGTATTGATAACGCAGCATCGTTTTTTCAGCTTGTGACATAGACTGAACATTTGCATCCAATCCATTTTTCATCGCCCACTCTGCAAGTGTTGCCTGTGTTAAATCCAAACCGTACGTACGAAGTGGTCTTGTTTCCCCTGTGAAGATAGCGGACAAATCTTCCGCAACATCTTTTTGACTGACATTGTAGAACGATGCCATATCCGCCGTTAATTGAGTCAATGTCAAGGATACATCTGCCATAGAGTCTGACAGTCCGACATATCCACCTGTTGCCTTATTCAAAAATGAATTTGCACTTTCAATGGAACTTGTATCAATTCCCATTGCAGACCCCATCGCTTGAAAACGGCTGGCATACTGTTTAAATGACAATTCAGACATTCCAAACTGTTTAATGGAGTTTTGTGCGTACTCTTCCACTTTGCTTGACATATCGCCAAATACAGTGTCTACAACATTCTGTACTTCCACAAGGTCTGATGCAATGGTTATGGAATCTCCTATTTTCCCAACAAATCGGAATAATAGCCAGTACGTTGCGTACATCTTTCCAAGTGCAGACGCAAGTCCTTTTGTTCCTCTACTTGCCTTATGTGTAGATTTTGTATAAGTATTAAGGCTTCCGCTAAGAGCATTCGCCGCACGACCGGAAGATGCGCCTGTCCGAGCCAATTTTGCCAATGCATTTGTCATATCAATCAAGTTCTGACTTACTTTAGGTGCTTTAGATAGTTCAGACATTAACTGTCGCATAGACTTAGCAAGCAAAGGTATGTTTTCAATCGCTTTTGTAGAGCTTTTATATCCAAGTTGCGATATTCCCTTTGCTAAGTTTGCAACTTGCTCAGATGTTTTAGACACATTCACTGAGTTAAGGCTTTGCAAGCCTTTCCCGAAACCTACAATCGCGCTTGCTGCCTTTGAAATCTGTCCACTGTTCAAATTTGCAATCTTTTCAATTCCCTTGGCAAATCTTGTATAATCTGCTGTTCCAACATTTTTTAAACCTTGCATAGAACGGCTTAGTTTATCTACACCATTTGCTACCCCAGATAAACCGCTTCCGTTGATTTTCGTGAGAGATGTGTTTAATGTCCCTAGTTTTGTTATCAATGTGTCAATTGCATTATTCGCTTTTCCAGCTTGCGCCTGTAATTGTATTTCAAGGCTGTCTACTGTAGTTCCCATTTCACACATCCTTCCTATAACTTTTTTAGGTCAGTGACTATCTCCGTTCAATAGCCAGAAAAAAACAGTAGGTTTTGACACACTACTGTTTATTATGATTAATTTCAAAATTTGTTTTCAGCGCTTCAAGTTTTGCAACAAATAATTCCCTTTGTAATTGCAACTCTTTTTCGGATAACGGTTCATTATTCTTTTCCGCCATTTCCAAAATAGGACTTTCGAAATATTTTGCTTTTGATTTTCTTTTATTCATTCCAGCTAATACTTGATCCAGAACAACAGAAAAGGCTTTCATATTGTATTGCCCCATGAGCCAATTTTCGTAATCCCTATCACGTAACATCAATTTATATGCTTCTGCATATATTTCTAATTTCTTTGGGGTAAGGCGCAAAAAGCTTTCATGAGAAATTCCCATTCTTAACGCATTTTTAAAGTATTCTTCCCATATTATTTTGTGGAAGTCGATTTTTTCTTGTGATCCTGTGGTGTTTTCGGCACTTTTTTCACTTCTTCCTCGTCCTGCTTGTTCATCTCCGCAACCATCTCCGTCAGACCCGTCAAATCGAAAAAACCATCTTCTTCCATCGTTTCTTTTATTTCTTCATAAAGCCCTTTAAAGGACATTTTTTTCTCTTTCATGTACTGTTTCATCAGTTTTTTTGATTCATCAAAAGTCACATGATGATGTTCCAATAATCCGGCATAAAAAGCATCTTTACAAATATGTGGCATATCAGATATCAAATCTGCTGTTCCGTCAATCATTGCAGCAGCAATTTCTACTTTGCTATTTTTACCTTCTAAATCCAATCTTTTTCCAATATAAGACATCGACAAAGCATTAAACATCCTTTGCACAACTGCTTTATTTTCTGCCGCTTCAAAACTAAATTCTAACGTATACTGTTCATTCCCAATCTGAATTGTTTTCATATTTTTCCCTCCGATTAATCAGAGGGGGCAGTCCGAAGACTGCCCCGCTCATATTTTAATATGTTTCTTCAAGTTCTGTATAAGCCATTTCATCAGAAACGCTACTTAGACCGGCTTTTGTATCTAAGTAGCTTAAGCTCCCCCCACAACTTCAAAATCAACTTTTGTGTCCATTCCCTTAAACTCTTCAATAGTAAGGTTATTTTCCATTACGAGCAATTCGTTCTGACCAATCTCCGGCTGTGGGAGTGCTGTTGGTGGCTGTGCGATTACAAAGAATGATTCATCAAATCCCGGAATAATCGTCTGAAACCACATTCTTTTTCCACCTGTAAGCTTTGCGTATTCTTCGATAACCTTTTTCCATTCTTCTTTTGTTTCACTTGTGAAGTTTACACCGACAGGGAATGAACCTCCCGTATCTGCTGCCCCTCGGATATATCGTTTAACAGCATCTTCAACCGCAGACGCATCAATCTGCTCATTTTCAATCGTGATTCCACCAATTGAATTAATTCGATTAAGCTTTGTAAATTTAGCTGGTTTTTGTCCGGCAGTTGTTTCAACTCCATAACCAAATGTAATTCCTAATGTAGAAATTCCTGCAATCATATTTTTTCTCCTTTCCACCGCTAATTTTTTGCAGTAAGCGATCACTTTTTATGATCGGTCTTATAAAATATCGCCATCGGCTATCATTCGCCGAAAACGTGCTACTCTTCGATATGTACTGTCTGTGTTCTGAAATTCCGGTGTTGCAATTACTTGAAACCTCATTGTTTTCATAATTCGTACAACCTCATTCATCACTTCTTTCGCATCATTCATCTTGGTATTTGTTGTTACCTCGATCTGAAAAGAAGACCAAACAGCATTGATCGTATCTCCTTGTAAGTCTTCTCCTGTTTCCATTCCCGGCATTTCGTGTATATACACAGTTGGGAATTTCGGAACAGTATCGGCTCTGTCAGAGTTTGTAAATTTTAAATTTGGATAACGGTCTTTCATTTTTTGAGAAAACTGCGTCTTTATCCGAGTGATAACTTGTGATTCTAGCATGTCCAGCATTTATTCCACCGCCTCATACGTTTTCTCAAATATATCCGGCTTGCATGGATAAAGTTCTCCATTTATGCCCTTAATGATGTAATCTCCAACAGAAACATGCATATAACCTTCGAGTGTTTTTACATATAAATCGCATGGCGGATGTAGTGGTGATAACGACATATAGATTAGTTCTCCATTTTCAAATGCAGATACCGCCCACTCTGGAACATAATATTTTCCATCTGAACCTTTTAAATCTCCATCATATTGGAATGCTTCGATCTCAACTGGTTTTTTTCTGTATTTCATTTTCCAAATACTCCTTTTGCAATTCTTGGAATCTCTTGCATGAGTTCCAATGATGTTTCATACATAAACGGTCTTGACGGCATACCTTGCGTAAAATACCATTTTCCATCTTTCGGATAGAACCATCCGTATTTTCCGGGCGCAATCTCAAAAATTGTCTTTCCGGTGTTATAATTCCACTCCACGCCCTCCGGGAATGGATATGGATAACTTCCCTCAAGTCCAAGTTGACCAGTACCAAATTCAACAAATGCCGAGTGCTTAGAATCAGCCACAATAAAAAAGATAACGGTGTTTTTATCTCCGTTACCTTTCCTTGTGTGTATGCTGTTTAAGAGTTCACCTGTAAATATTGCGTCAAGTGTAGTAACCCTTGCTTTCGCAATCTCTACACCTCGTTTCGCTAATTCCTCTGTGAATATTTCACATTTTTTATTGAGAGAATCTTGATATTCCCTCAACTGCTTCTGCAATTCTTGAATACTGGACATTGAAAAGATATTTGCTTTCAATACTTTCTTTGCCATGCTACTTCACAACCCTTTTCAGAAGATACCTTGTAAAATTAAGACTCGGCTGAACACGTTTAACGGTGTAATCAGCCGACTTTTTATCTACAATGGTATTTTGTTCGTCTGCATATTTAACTTCGCTCATATGCCAAATTAGAGACGTTTCATCAATAGGTATTCTATCTTTCTCCATAAGAAGAACAGCGTCATACTCACTGATATCAACTCCAAAAGACTTCGCTTCTGCTTCACCGCCAGACATTGCGATATTTCCTCGGAAATCTACTGGTTTTGAATAGCCGATTTCCATCTCTCCTGTTTCTACCGGAACTTTCTGACCATCGATCTCAATGTATATGATGTTTCCGTCTTCGTCTCTCTCATAAACTGGAACTTCTCCGACTTGTAACGCATACTTTAAATTCTGCTTGTTTTTTTCTAAAAGTCGCATACAGAGACCCTCCTTATTTTACGCGTAGCTTCTGCCCCGGATAAATTAAGTTCGGATTCTGAATACCGTTCAGATTTGCGATTGCCTGATAATTAGTACCGTATTTAGCAGCGATTCCAGAAAGCGTATCCCCAGACTGGACTGTGTAGTATACTGCACCGCCGCCGGAGGAACCATTAATCTTGTTTTGTACCTCATTGTACCGGTTTCCAAGCGCCGCCTTTCTTGTATCTCCATTTCCATATTTTCCCGCATAAACTTCTTTCACAAGTGTATCTACGGAGGCAGATGCAATATAGTTAATCATATTCTGCACCTCATTATACCGATTTCCTAGAGCATTTTTTCTAGCGTCTCCGTCTCCATATTTTCCCTGCATAACTCCAACAACAAGATCAAGCGTAGATCCAGATGGTGCTACTGCCGGCGGCGTCGGTTTTGTATCCCCTCCTGTAATTTCTGCTGGATAATCTCTATAACAATGATTCATATCCACGTTTCCGGAAATTCCCGGAACAGATCCGCCTGACGTATACTGCCAGATATCGTATGTTCCTTGATATGTGCAAACCGAATTATACTGTGCTACCCATTTTACAAACCGTTCCAACCCTACCAGGTAGTTTGTCCACCAGTTTGTATTCGCATAAACTCCGCACCAGTATCCAGCTTTTTCGATGATATCCCCGAAGATATTCGCTCTTTGAATTGCTCCATTTTCCGTTCCTGCCTGTTCCAAATCCAAATAAATTGGGTACGAAAGTTTATATCCGCTTACCATTCTAAGGACGTGTTCCGCTTCGCTTTTCGCCTGTGCGTCACTTGTCGCGTAGGAATAGATATAAACTCCGAACGGAATCCCAAGTCTTGTACATTCATCTGCATTTCTTTTCCATTGCTTATCGTCCTGACTTGCAATATTATCTCCATATCCGCATCGTAAGATTGCCCCATCTATATGTCCTTTTACCGCATCCCAGTTAATAGTTCCTTGATGTTCGCTTACATCAATTACTCTTAAATTTTCCAT